TCGGCATAGACTTTGGCTTCGCCAACTTCTTTACCCATAACCTTTTTGCTAAATTTAGCCACGATTAACGACCTCGTCCAGCTGATTTACGCATACCTTGGTTTTGAACCTTAGCAAGATTACGTCCAATTTTCTTCATTACATTTTGGTCTTTGCCTAACATCTTTGGCTTTGACTTCAATACTGAGGCTGTTGGGCCGCTATCACCTAAGTTGCGTCCTTCAGTTTTACCTTTTTTGGCTATGCCATCTGCATCGCTTTTAAACATTTTCTACTCCTAAGTTGTCGTTATCGTTACACTACCCACCAAACAAGATGGAGCCAAATCATTCGGTGTTAAGCCGTCATCTCTAGCACCACCAACAGGGTTCCAGCCCCATTGAAATATTCTACTGCCCCCTTCAGGGAACCCGACACCTTGAAGCGTTGTATCGTTTGTTCCATTAATCTGCAATCCACTACTGCCTGATACTGTATAACTTACGTCTGGTCTTGGTTCTCTAACTGCCTGTGGATCATCGACTGGATATAAGCCTAATGATAACTGCGGCTGATCTGGTTCCCAACACGTACTACATACCTTAATGCTAACCTGTTTAGTCTTAATAGTCAGCTTTCTAAGCTCTTTTAACTTATATCTCTGACCACATCGATCACATTCGGCAATGGCAAACTTGCCACTACTGTATTTATTAGGCATAGAAGGTAGTCCTTGGCACGAACCTAGAGGCGGCTTTCTCCCTATCCTCCGTAGATGCCATCAACCATTGCTCTTCATATTCACTTTTTAAGAACTGCATTCTAGGTAGCGCATCTGGTAACTTTTGCGACAGATAAAACGCCAAGCCAGCTACCATGCAAGGTAACAAGCGGAACGGAATATCGGCTTCTATCGTACCGTTAGAGCCAGCGTCCTGGATTCTACGAAGTCTCCAGTAAACAAAAGTGTACGGACCGCCACCAGCATCAGGGGTGGGCCAAACGTTAATGCAAGGAAGGTTTTGGTTAGTAATGGCAGCTCCGCTCGTATGCGCCGCAGCTGTTGTACCGTACTGACCACGATAGCAATTAATCAACTGGTTTCCAGAGGCATTTGGGTAGCCAATAATTTCGTTACCAATCTGGATAAATCCAGCATTAGCTAGCTGGCTAGCATCGCTTAAAGTAATTGTGGTGTCCGTAGCTGAAATATTACCTGACAAAGTAACCGTTGTAGGGTTGCTCATACCGCTTTGGCGGTTGTACCACATCTGAATTGGGCGACCTTGGGTCAGCTTGTTAGGGATGGTGGAGTAGGTAGACTCAGAAATACGGCTGATATTGATGTCAATTTGGTTGCTTTGAACGCCGTTGTTTTGACGTATTACTGTATCTAGCAAGTCAATAGTATTGACAGGCACAGGATAAATGGCTTGACCTGTGACAAGCGGAATCTGCCCCTGCTCAATAGTCCACAAGTTAATACCACGGTTAGCCCACTCTACAGTCAATAGATTCAAGGAGCGACGGGCAGTACGCATATCGTAGCCAGTACGCAGCTCTTGCCCGCAACGCTCAAAAGATTCTTCAATGAGGTTGTTAAGGTCTAAATTGAACGCAGTAGTGCCTGATGTGCTCATATTTTCCTAAATGGTTTTACTTTTGCTTTTACTTTTGCTGGCTGTGGGACGAACTGCTTTCCCGCTGCTTTTCCCGCTCGTTTTGCTCGTGTTGTTGCTGCGTACTCCTGCGGGCTTAGCGACTGGATTGCTTTTTTTGGCAGGTACCGCTCGCCTGTTTCGGACGACTTCTTTCCTGACTTGGTTGTCCACTTCTGGTCGCCCCACGCTTTGAGGCTCCGTTGGGATTTGGCTAGTGCCATTGATTAGTCTCCAGAACCATTTAAACATTATTTATACCCGCCGCCAGCAGCTTTGTACTTCTTAGCTACTAACTGCGCCTTACGAGCAGACCATTGACCCGCTCCAGTACCATGCGTTGCAGCAGCCTTGACCTGAGAAACAATCCGTTTACGCAAGCTAGGTTTGGTGTAGTTACCAGCTGCATTCACTTTACCGCCTTCTGCGAACTGTGTAAAGTCGGTATCATCCCTACGGGCTTTCTTAACCCCTTTGCCCATCTTAGAGGGCATTATGGCGCCCATTCCTCTGCTTGGTCTCATGCTCTTGTCTTCCCTTTAATAGCGCAGCCGTCAGCCCGTTTAGAAGCCATACCGCCAGAGTTCATTTTCTTAGCTGAAAATAGTTTTTCAACCATTCCTAGCCTTTGGGGTTTTGTTGTTACTTTGCTTACAATCTTTTCCCGCTCTGACTTAGTTTTACCTTTGACATAGAACCCAGCTTTTTCCAATGCTTTTTTGTGGGAAGCCTCAGATACATCGCCGCCAGATTTGTAGTTTCTTGTTAAGTCACGGTTAAGCTTTGGTATGCCAGCGCTACCACTACCACCACTAGGTTTACGATCAGACTTAGCTTTTTCTAGAATCTCATCAAAAGCCCCAGGACCCCTCTTTGGGTTCGGGTTGTACTTCTCATTACCGTCACCGCCAGTTGGTTTAGAAGGGTCTATGGGCTTAACCATGATTAGGCTCTTGTCTTTCCACGAATAGCGCATCCATCAGCTCGTTTAGAAGCTGAAGATTTAACGGAGCCGCCAGACTTATATGACGTCTTAGCTTTTACTTTGCCGCCTTTTTTCATCATCCTGTCTCGCAAAGCTCCAAATCCAGGAGCGCTAAAGTCTGTTACACCATACCGACCAGCATTTTCTCTACGCATATCCTCCTCACGCGCTTCTGCTCGCTCTGCACGTTTTTTAGCCATTGCGCCAGCTTTATCGTACGGTAGTTTTGGAGTAGGGCTAGGCAGGGCAGGGGTTTTAGAACTAGCCGAAGGACCAGATAACTTTGGAGTCATTGCATCAATCTCTGCTGGAGTATAGGTCTTTGTGCGACCTGCAGCTATCTTACTAGCCAATTTCTTGCCCGCTGCCTGTAGTACTTTTAACCCACCACCGCCAATAATCATTTCTTCTGGACGTACAGGAGTTAAAGCTTGCTTCTTAACTAGGGTCTCCATACGAGCTTTTTCTTCAGCTGGCATAGCAGGTGCTGAAGGTTTAGCCGCAGGTTTTGCAGTCTTTGCTGGTGTTCTAGATACAGTAGTCTTAGTTACAGTTTGTGTCTCTGGCAAGTCATTCTGTTCGCCATAGCCTGTTTTACCAGCAGGGGAATCATCCCCCATTGGGCTTTTTTCTGGTTCGTCAGGCACGGCACTGCGCATACGTGCCAAGATATATGGGTCTGTACGGTCTGCACCGCCTAACCATTCCTCTTGAGCGGCGCTAAAACCACCTTCAGAAAACTTACGTGTTTTTCTTCTGGTCTTCATGTTAGCAAGCTCCGCCTTTTTTCATAGCGATCATCTTGCCTTTGGATTTGCCTTTTACAGCGCAGCCATCAGCCTTAGAGAGTTGACCGCCTTTAGCCATCTTCTTAGGAGCACAAGCCATACCGCCTTTTTTCATGCCATGCATAGCTTTTTCATGTGATTTAACTTCTTCTTTGGCTACTTTTTTCATCATTGGCTTGTCTTTAGCCATATCTGAGTGTGCCATGCCGCCTTTTTTCATATAACCCATTTTATTCCTCACTTCGGTTGGTAGTTTAGCTAAGCCAGGATTGCTCTCAGCATCAGTTTGTTTTAGGGCGCCGCCCTCTTTAAATTTACGACCCTTATCTGCTTTCATAAACTCTTCCCCTACAGATTTAGAAACGCCAACTTTCTTGGCAAATTTTGGATTATTGGCTACAGCAGCCATAAACCCGTGTTGTTTTTTAGATACGCTTGGCATCATTTACCTTTGAATAAGTTGGTCAATTTTGCTTTCAAGCTTGTTAAACCTTGCATCAATGTGCTCCATAATGCGATCAACTTCTGCTTTAGTAACATTATCACGGGCAACCTCTTCTCTTGTTTTGTTTAATAAAATACTAATACGTCCAAGTTCATTGAACTTTTCGTGCATGATGTAGCCAATTAGTGCCATAAATATGGTCAACCCACCAGTCCAGAGTTCCATCATGTTTAGCATTTCCACCTCTTTAAAGAGGCAGCCTTTCTTGTAGGCTTGCCATTCTCATCTTTCATTGGACCAGGCATGCCAGACATACGGGCACAGAACGACTTCTTGCGAGCACCACCTTGTGGCTGTGGTGCCTTTAAATTAGAGCCAGTAGCAGCGTTATATTTGGCACGACCTTTGGCGGTAAGCCCAGCACCCTTAGATACAGGCAGCTTCTCGCCACGACCTACTGCTAGAGAAACACCTTTTTTCTTGGTAGCCATTACGCAGCATCCTTTTTAGAATCTACTGAACGAATGAGTGGGTAAAGATATTCTTCACCAAATGAACCTTCAAACTCAGTAACGCCCATGTGACCTAACTTAATGGTCGGGTCAATCCAAATCTCATATCCATGAGCAGAAGCACGGTCACAGAAGGTATAGTCTTCGCCAACATAGCCAGTAGGTTCAGACTTAAAGTCAAAGAAGGAATAGCAGATCTTGTCTGGGTGTCCGTTCTCGACCCTATCATCGTGGTATTGCCACTCTGGATGGTTATCACGCAGTGTTTCAAACACTTCCCTACGGATCAACATAAACGCCGTAGCGAGCCGTTTAGCCTTAACTAGACCATATGCATTCATGTAGATGCCGCCATCAGTGTCTTGGTCTAATGTAGAGATATAAATGCTGCCCTTCTTGCGAGCAACAGGAACACCGCCAACAATACCCTTCTTAGGGTCTGTATTCCAAGCCATCAAGCGGAAGATGTCTTCTGCATTAAAGTTAATGTCAGAGTCAATGAACATCAAGTCCGTGCAGTCTGAGGCAAGGAAGTCTTTAGCAATTAAGTTGCGGACACGAGAAACGACAGAGCAGCCAGAGATGTTGCAAATCTGGATCTGAATACCGTGTTTAGGAGCCTCAACGCAAAAACTGGCTAATGCGATAGCCAGCTTTACAGATACCTTGAAGTCATAAGCGGGAAGACCAATCATGATCTTCCTACCTACTAAACTAAACGAAGCC